TTCGCCTAATACGCTTGGCTGTTCGCCTAATACGCTTGGCTGTTCGCCTAATACGCTTGGCTCTTCTACATTAAATAGTTTTATAACATTAATTAAACATTTATTTTTACATATTTCATTTTTACATATTTCATTAAATGTTAATTCTTTATTACTATTTTTTGTTTTTTTATTTGGTGCTCGGTGTTCATACCCATTTATTTTTTCATATTCAATAGTTTTCCAGAATTCGTTTAAGATGGGTTCAGCAGATTTAAACCATAATTTATTTCGCAAAACAAGTACACAGCTTATTTCATCCAATTTCCAGTATATATTTTTCATCCAGGTAATATCCGAATGTTTTTCCATAATACTTTCTTCCCACATTATAAATTCTTCTAGTGTAAGGTCTAAAGGCGCATATTCATATAAGGGTTGTCCATTTTTATTAAAATACATTATAATACCTTTTTGTAAACCGTTATTTGCTAAAGTGAAACTACCATCAGCTTCAAACTCTTCCACTGACTCGTACTCTGTAAATCGGGTTTCTAAAAAATCACATTCATTTAAATTACACACTTCCATTTGAACCTGCATCTGAATCCAATACTCCAATTTGGGAATTCCATTTATCTCTCTATTTACAATATTTTTTACTTCTAACATCCGCCCATATCTATCCGATGTTTCTAATGTATTGATTCCATCTGGTGACGCCGCTATAAATGGAATCGTCTTGTGTGGAAGACAGCCAAAATCACTCACTTTTGTCTTATAATCCCGCTCATATATCTCAACCGACACTTGTTCATATTTATTCCCCCAGTGCATCGCCGTTTCAGTAGAAACACTTTTATATTTATCTACGTTAATCGGGCTACATTTATCGTATATTAACTGATTTTTTGAGCCCGGTGTGCCGAATGCTTTCCATATACTGCTTGCGGTGAGAAATTTATGCCGAAAATGATACCACTCCGTGGTGCGTTGGTCTGGTTGAGGAATAGATTGAAGATATTCTATTTTTTTACGCATAATTTCTATATTGGGTTTTGTCCGAATAAAAGTGGTTGGATAAGACCTTGTGGGCGCAACATGCCGATAAAATAGGTTCATAGCTTTCTCAATAATCGTTGCTAATTCTTCTAGAAAATCTTCATCATCCACTTTATATAAATGTTTTAATTGTTCTATTGCGACTTCTTCTACTTCTTCCACTATTTTTTCGTGGAATTTTGGGTTTGTGTATTGATTTGGGTCGGCTAAAATTAAATCACTGATGATGCCCGATAAGGTTTCAATGAGGTCTTCCTCATCTTTTTCTTTTATTATATTGTCATCTGTATTATCATTCATAATTGGAAGGGTAACATTATCTAATATCATTTGAAGCGCATCAATCTGTTGTTTGAACATTATAATGAATATATAATTGATTATAAATAATTAGTTATAATCAATTTTATTATTAATTATTTAATAATAAATAATAAATAATTAAACATCATTCTTTTTTCTGGATTGACCTTTTCCAAGCGATTTAAGAGTTGATGCTCTTTTTTCGCTACGTTTAAGTGTAAATTTACGGGTCACTGGATTATAACTAAGAATAGAAATAGTTTTTATCTTTCCGGTAACTTTATCATATTGAACATCCTTTACACATTGTAATTTTTTCTTATCTAAACTCATCGTTAAATAGGCCTTAAGCCCATCGGCTTCTTCTTGGGTAAGCGAGTGAGATTCGGAAATACTATCAACATAAAGACATAATTGTTTTATTTTATCCGTTTTATCCAATTTATTCCAAGGTTCATTTTTATTCATTTTACTTTCCTTGTCTAAAAATAAATCAATATTAGCTATATTTTCACTTATATTCTGTTTACGCTGAACTGGTTGTTGAACGCCAGTTAATAACATGGTTTTATAATTTATATTTTTTAGTTCAAGACATTCCTCTTCTGGTTTTATCTTTATATTAGCTGTTTCCATTTATATATTATATTATCAAGATGAGTTTAACCCATTTTAATTAAGTTATATATTTATATTATTTTAAAAGAACATATATAATATTATAAATGAAAAGCATTTCAATAAAGGGTAAAAATAACATTTATAAAATTAATCATATTGACGATAATAATGAGGAAGGTAAAAATGAAAAGGCCATACGCATTGGAATGGAAGATATTGCAGATCTTGATATTCTTCATAAGAAACAGATAGAGATGATAAATAAATTTTTTATTGGAGAAGATTTTGAATATAAAAAGATGATTGAGAGAGAAATAGAAAAGAAAATACAAGGGTATAAACAACAAGATATAAAAAAAAATATATATAATGAAAGTTTAATTATTATATTAGATGATGTTATTGAAAAACTTTTAATAGCCAAACTCAAATGTTTTTACTGTTATAAAGAGATTTTTGTAATATATAAAAATGTCCGCGATAATACCCAATGGACCTTAGACAGAAAAGATAATGATTTATGTCACAGTAAAGATAATACATTAATTTCCTGTCTAAAATGTAATTTACAGCGCCGTGTTACTGATTTAGATAAATTCACTTTTACAAAACATTTACGTATTAAAAAAACATATGATTAATAATGTTTAATATTATATAAAAATAAAGATAAAAATAACTATTATATAATGATTATCTTTATATAATGGAAGAACTCGTATGGAGCACGGGAGAGAAATACGAAAAATCTTCAAAAGAAGATAATCCAAATTTAAAGGGGAAGAAAGAAAATATATGTATAACGAATATAGGTATAACGAATATAGGTATAACGAAAATAGGTAAAACGAATATATGTAAAACGAATATAGATTTAAATAATAATAGTGACATTAATGGTGACATTAATAGTGACATTAATGGTGACATTAATGGTGACATTAATGGTCAGAATAATAATGAGATTTTCCGAATCAATAATAAACGCGAAGAAGCAAACCATAAACTGAGTGAACGCCATTTGGTTGGCCAATTAAATCAAAATCCGTTTATGATTAATAATGATTATATTAAAGATTTAGATATACAGCAAAGTTTTTTAATTCCGAAAAATTCAAATATAGATAAAAATGGTTAATTTCTATCAAAAATAATTCTATAAAAAAATAATTACTTAAATGAAGATTAAGTGTTATTATAAAAATGAATACATATACTACACAAAATGGTTTATTATTAAAAAATTTACTAGATTATTACGACGAAGATGATAATTTGGAAAAAATGTTGAATATAATTAACGGAGAGTCAAAAATATCTTTACGTATCGTGGATTGGTTTACAACTAATTATGCTAAAAAATATTATACAGTATATCAATTACATGGTACTAATAAAAGATTTAAGGTTTATGTAGATTATAAATTAAAACTACGTTCTTATTCAAAAAAAAGGTTTGATCCATTTTGTAGATGGGACCGTATTGTTATTCCGTACAAAAACGATACACACATTCAAACAACTATAGGACAATTGAATTTTTTTAAATGGGCGTTTGAAAACGAGGTTATATCGTTTATTTCTTTAAATTATTCATTGATAGAAGCCGATATGAATAACCGTAATAGTACCTCAAAACGAAATAAAATTGTAAATAATCCTACCGGTACGAATCAAAAAACCAGGAAAAAGCGAGAGGAATTATCTATAAGCGCATCTAAAACAATTAAAAAGGAAGACGTAGAAATTGTTGTTTCTTTTGATTAATATTATAAATTTTTAAAATATTTTTTAACATATTTTTTAACATAATTTTTATTAATTATGTTAAAATTTAAAAATAATAATTAGATTATAACATAATGGGAAATAGTGTATCTAGTATTAAAAATATAAATTTTGAAGATATGTTGAGTTTTATAGAGAGAACCGCTAACAATGAAAATACAATTATTATTAATACGCTTGCTCCAACTAATCAGAGTTGTTTAATAAAGGGTACAATATCTATTGATAATGAAATTAAAATACTTAATAACCAATTGCATAAAGACAAAAATACAAATATTGTTATTTATGGTCTAAACGCATGTGATAATACAATAATAAAAAAATATGAACAATTGCTGGGGCTTGGGTTTTATAATGTATTTGTATATCCAGGTGGTTTGTTTGAGTGGTTATTATTACAAGATATATACGGTTTTAAATCATTTCCAACGACAGCCAAAGAAAATGATTTATTAAAATATAAGGGTCATCGTATTTTTAATGTAAAAATGATTGAACATTATGGTTAATTATATTATATTATATTAATTCTGTATATTTTGGAATGGCATCTATATCCATAATAGTTTGATTTTTGCTTAACTTAATTTTCTTTTTGTTTTCAATAAATCTATCAAAATAAGGATTATCAATGACTTTAGATGGAATATGATTTGTAACAGTTCTCGCTATCATTTTATATAATTTAAAATCTGGATATCTCTCTTCACCATTATTCTTATACATAATATTTCGGCCCTTATCATCCTTACACCATCCGGCAATTATTTTTAATATAGGAGATTTAATCTTATCAATATCTTCATTATCATCCTCTTCTTCATCTATAATAAAATCAAATAAAGCGCATCCTAACCGACATAAGTCAAAACTATAGTTAGGGTCTAAATTCGGTTTGTTTTTATTTAAATAAGGTTCACAATTATATTGGGTCGCAGCATCGCCTTTATTATGAAAACTATCACTACACATTAAGTTTCCTCTAAATTTATAAATAGCACGACCGAAATCAATAATTTTATATATACGCCCATAGGTTGGAACCTTATAATGTTTTCCATCTAATTTATAATAAAGATATTCCTTATCTGTTGTAGTGTACATTATATTATTTGTATGTAAATCATTGTGGGTTAAATGAAATTTCTCTTGTAAAGTAATAAGCGTCATGAGAATTTGAATAATAATAGAGCCCCATTCATCATCGGAAACGTCTTCTTCCATAATTAAAGAATCAAGCGTGCCTTCGCATCTTTCTAATGCTATTATTTGAACAGGAAAGTTTGTGATTTTTGCCATTAGTTCTTCCTCATTCATATCACTATATTCACTATCACCGTCGTCGCTCATAACATTGTCACCGTCAATCTTGTCACCGTCAATCTTGGCACCGTCATTCTTGGCACCGTCAATCTTGGCACCGTCATTCTTGTTAAGCTCTTCCTCATTCATATTATCATTATGAATAATATCATTGAGTAAATCATCATCATCTATATCCTGAATATCATCCTCGCTTACATCTGTATTTGATGAACGCGATGAACATGTTGAAGCGCTAGAACAGGCAGATGTATTTTTTGATTTTGAAATTGTGATATTATTTTCAAATATCAATTCTGGATTAGTTTCACTATTTTGGTTGTCTTGTATATTTTGTTTATTCTCATTTAGTGAAAAAATAGAATCTAATTGGGTTAAATCTTTAATATCCGACAATTGAAGAACAACCTCAGCATCGTTGTTAAAATTTAATCTTTTTTTATAATTTCTAGTATCATAATTACAATCTTCGGCAGAAATATCTACGGTAAATAACGTTCCATTATTTTTATGAAAAAAGGAGGATTCACTAATATAATCAATATCATCAATCACGTTAAATGCGAAATCATGTTTTATTCCTAAAAAAGAGCCATAAAAATCCAAGCCATGAACAAAATTATGTTCATGTAATAATTTACTCGTTAAATAGGAGAAAAAACTATCAACATAGGCAGAATTATTCATATCTCGGACTTTTGGATGGGAATTTACATTTTCAAAATTAGGCAAACTCAATAAATCTACATTAGAAATATCATATTTTCCAATAATATATTTAATTGGGTCCAATAAAGGACTATATTTAAAAAATATTTGTTTTGTATGTTTTTTATTATTTTTATCTTTGACAGTTCCTTCAAATTTATTATCTGATTCCTTTTCAGAAATATTATAGAGAGAAAAGGAATGGTCTAGATTAATACTGTTATAATTAGATTGATTTAGGGTAAAAAATTTATGATATAATGGAATATAATTTTGTATTTTACTAATATTTACTGAATCCTTTTTTTCTAAAGAACTAAATAATTTACTATTATCTCTCTTATTATAAGAAAACTTCATTAGTTGTTATAAATATAAATTAATTATTATTTTAACTCATTATAATAATAATTAATTATAATTAATATATGCGGTAAAAAAATATGTTTATAATATTAAAAAAGTATAGATGACTTTAGAATTAAAAAAATTTAATATGCGTGATATTAGTTTTAAACCAGATGAAAATAAAGGCCCTGTCGTGGTATTAATTGGACGGCGTGATACTGGTAAAAGTTACCTGGTTCAAGATTTGTTATTTTATCATCAAGATATTCCTATCGGCACCGTTATATCCGGGACAGAAGCTGGAAACGGATTTTATGGTTCACATGTACCCAAATTGTTTATTCATGATGAATATAATACGGCAATTATAGAGAATATTCTTAAACGCCAGAAAACGGTTTTAAAACAAGTTAAAAAAGATATGGATCAATATAAAAGAACGACTATAGATCCAAGAGCTTTTGTTATATTAGATGATTGTTTATATGACGCAACCTGGACAAAAGATAAAATGATGCGGTTGTTATTTATGAACGGGCGTCACTGGAAAATCATGTTGATTATTACGATGCAGTATCCACTTGGTATACCGCCAAACTTAAGAACAAATATAGATTATGTTTTTATTCTCAGAGAACCCTATATTGCGAATAGAAGACGTATTTGGGAAAATTATGCCGGTATGTTTCCAACATTTGAATCTTTTTGCCAAGTCATGGACCAATGTACTGAAAATTTTGAATGTCTAGTTATTAATAATAACTCCAAATCAAATAAATTACATGACCAGATTTTTTGGTATAAAGCTGAACCTCATGGACCCTTTAAACTCGGGTCTAAAGAGTTTTGGGATTTATCAAAAGATTTTAATTCAGACGATGAAGAGGATACCTATGATCCGCAAAATTCAAAAAAACGTGGAGCTGGTCCAAAAATTAGTGTAAAAAAAACCAAATGGTAAAGGTGTAAACCAAATGGTAAAGGTGTAAACCAAATGGTAAAGGTGTAAACCAAATGGTAAAGGTGTGGTAAAGGTGTTGTAAATTTCAATATAGGTTTATAATTATATTTTAATTGTTTTTTCAGCAACGCATTTATTTTTCGCAATAAATTCTTCAATTTTAATTTCTGATTTATGATTGTATTCGCACTTGTGAGTTTCACCTAATCTATGGAGCAGACAAAATGTTTTTTCACATTTACACAATCCTATTATTTTATCGGAAACCTTTAATTTTTTATCACAATTTTGAAAATCGCACAGCATTATTATAATATAATATATTAATTAAATAATATATTATATTTCAATTTTTATAAATAATGAATCAGTAATTACCAATTATTTTTTTACTACTTATTAATTAACTCGCTAAGCCCGTGGTCAGAATTTTTAAAATCAGTAACTACATTTTCGCCCTCAAATAATTCTTTGCGAATATCAGATAAAGAACTATTTTCAGTAAGACTAAGTTCGGTCGTGTTCATATCCTTTACACTTACTAACTGTCCGTCAGCATTAATGGTTTGCGTAAGCACATTTCCGCTTTCAAGTGCCTTTTTCATATTATCGGCAATAGCCTTTTCTTTTGTTTCACGCACACGGGAGTCAAATTCGGTCTTTGCTTGCTTTTCATTTTTATCCTTTTCATGCATAAGCTGATTTAATTCATCTTCCAAATACTCAACCCGACCAGTTTTATATGCCTCCGGGTGAAACGGCATCCACATACCCACTGGACCGACAAACACGTCATGATTTGGGTCAACCTCTCGCAATAATTTACATCGTAACTCGGCTTCTTGTTGACTGGGATAACAACCCCTCACTTTAACACCTCTTACGCTCGTCTGAAACTTGTGCGCAGAATTAAACGAATCATCCAGTTTCTGTTCATTTAAATCAATAAAATTTTTATAATCATCTTCAATCGTATATGTAAATAAATTTTCTTTTTCTTCAGCACAGAAATCTTGTAAATCCTTAGTTAAATTATCAAAATTTAAGCCATATTTATATGCGAGAAAACTCATAAAATGATTATATTTTTGAAGAGATTTATTCATATCCCATTGCTTTAGGAAAGCCTCAAAATTAAATAAGTCGCGTTGTTTTAGTATTTTTTCTGGAGAGATAAAAGAAAGACACGCAAACCTTTGGCCTGAAAGGGGCTTATCTTCATCCAATAGATCAACATATTTTGGATTAGCTGACCCGTCTAGATTAAATCTATGTTCCAAATTAACATTTTCAGAATTTTGTTGAGTATTCATTATAACTTATTATAATGAATATATTTTAAGTTCGTTTAATCAATAATATATTAATTTTTAATAGTAAAACTTTAGCATATATTAATTCTTTTTATTATTAAATTTTTTTTCTGTATATTTAGTATAATATGCGATTTATGGATGGTCTTGATCTTAGCGAATTAGTTAAACGGGCTATTAAATATTTGGTTGAAGGTTTTATGGTGGCCATCGCAGCATTTGCCATCCCTAAGCGTTCTTTGAATTTAGATGAAATTGCGATGATTGCTTTGACTGCCGCAGCAACCTTTAGTATTTTGGACACTTATATTCCTAGTATGGGGGTTAATGCTCGCTCTGGTGCCGGTTTTGGTATCGGCGCGAATTTGGTAGGGTTTCCAGGTGGGTTGTAAAATAATCTATTTTATAGATAATATATAATTATATATGATTATATATGATTATAGTCATTTTATACAATAACTTAAAATTAAATTACTACAATTCATTAGCATATAATTCATCAGAATATAAATGATTAAATGGATTCGTAAAAATATCTCTTGTTGTATTCCGATAAAAAAATATAAAGTAAATAAAGTAAATAAAGAAAATAAAGAAAATAAAGAAAATAAAGAAAATAAAGAAAATAATGGCGGTTTTATAAGTAATAATTTATATCTAGAGAATATTACTTATAAAGAAACAAATATTTTTATACCTGAAATAAGATTTGCCAAAGTAATAAAAGTATATGATGGCGATACTATCACAGTTGCTGCTAAATTACCATTTAATGAATCACCAATATATAGATTTAGTGTACGTTTAAGAAGTATTGATTCACCAGAAATACGCGGTAAAAGCGCAAAAGAATGTAAGTTGGCTATTAAATCTAGAGATGCCTTACAAAATTTAATTTTGGGAAAAATCATTGAATTAAAAAATAACGGTAAAGAAAAATATGGTCGTCTATTGGCAGATGTCTATTATAATGATATACATATAAATAAATGGATGGTTGATGAAGGGTATGCTGTTAAATATGATGGCGGAAAGAAAATAAGAGATGTTGAATGGGATTAATTTATTAATATAATTTATTAATATAATTTATAATATATAATTTATAATATATTATATTAATATATAATGTCTGATTTTTCAAAAATAAAATATTGGTATGATAAACTTCCAGAAATAAAATCAAATATAGAACCGTTGACGCAATTAATGATTAGAACTACGGGAGAAGTCAATAATTATATGAGTCATCATGCTCATACAAAAACAGTAAAAACTGTTAGTTCAAAAGATATAAATTTATTACATTCTATAGATAGAGCGCCTGCTATAAAAAAATTATTAGATAGAGTTCACTTTTTAAAAAAACACAAGGAAGAAATAAAAATGTTAGAGAAAACAAATGGATTTGTTGATTTATCCTCTGACCTTTTTTTAAATAGTCCTTTTGCATCAATAAATTCGGAAATTATTGCTGAAGTCGCAACTAAAAAATTTGTAACATTATCAGGCGTTGGAAGAATAGGGGCCATAAAAATAGTTTTTCCTGCCGGATTACGTATAAAAATAATTGTTGGAACCTTAGATGGGTGTCTAAAAAAACGCCTTATATCTTTAAATAATATGTTTATATATTCAAATCGCTTTTCAAATTTAAAGAAATATGGAATAAATGAAAAAGAAATTATTGACTCTAAACGAATATTAACAAAAAAATGTTATAAAAGAGGAAAATTTATAAAAAGACAAAGCCGGAAACTATTAAATAAAATTATACCCTTAAAATAAATTTTATACCCTTAAAATAAATTTTATACCCTTAAAATAAATTTTATACCCTTAAAATAAATTTTATACCCTTAAAATAAATTTTACAATTTATATTTAATTACAAAATTGAAATGATTTTATAATTAAATATAACAAATAACACTAGAGTAACGCATAAAATGAGTTATAATCCCAATTATTATAAAATTGTTACCAAGCCGATTTTTGTGAAAGATGGGAAAGAATATCCATTTGAAGGCTTTTTCAAAGATGAAGAAGACGCGCGCAGAGAATTTAGATGTATCGTAAATGTTCTGCGTGATTATTTTGGAATTAATGTAGATTTTAAGCAGGGCAGTGTAAAGGGCACAATTGAAATCGCCTTTCTCACAAACGAGCAAATAATACAATTATGTGGAATAAACGAATATACAGGTGAATTTCTAGTAAAATATAAGCAGTCCTATTTAAAATTTGAAATTGGGACATATGTATATGATAAGCCTCCGTGTGATCAGAACTGCGATTGCTGTGAATGTCTAGGTTGTTGTGATTATGAAGAATAGATTTACATTTATTTGTATAAAATATAAAAATATATGAAAAGATTAAACAGTTGGTATGAATTCCCAGTCCAGTTCATTACATATTTTTTTCCATATCTCATCTTGTTCAATGCGTTTCTCTCTATCTTTTAACATGGGAAAATAGGGTAAAAATTGTTTTTGGTCTAATAATTCACATAATTTATATATCGTATAATAATAATTAAGAAAATTTACTCTATCATCGGGGCAGTATTTTGCGTAAGGACTTTGTATATCCATAAATAAATTACACAATAGTTCTTCTAATTCCGAACTCATAATTGGCGGTTTTATACCTAATCTATCTTTTATAAACGGAATATGTTCATAATATTTATTATATCCCAATTTTTTCAATATTTCTTTTGCTCCTTTATTATTTAATTCGGCGATATCTATTCTCTCTTTTTTAATTTGTAATTTAATATTTTCAATGACTTCTTCAGGTATTTGGGTTGATTCTTTCGCTTGAAATTGTGCTAAAATTTCTCTGAAATGGTTAATTCTTTTATACGCATAGAAACAGACTTCTTTTGGGGGATCTTTATAGGATGGTTTTTCATTTTCAACTAGATATTTCATTATTTTAGAACATAAATTGCATACTAATATACCTTCATGATCAATCGGAATCATCTCTCCTTTTTTACAAAACCGACAAATATCTGTATTTAATACAAAATTATCTATATCTAAAAAGGATTCATTAATATTTAAAAAATATTTTT